GTTAATGTTTTTCCATCAGCAATTGTAAGTGTAGACCCTGTAGCTGGAGCTGTAAGTGCTACCTTATTAACAGATGTAGCAGAAGCCACACCTAGTGTTGGTGTAGTAAATGTAGGAGATGTAGCTAAAGCAATACCGCCTGATCCTGTTACGTTTTGACCTAAAGCAGTTGCAACACCTGTACCTAATGCAGTAACACCTGTACCACCAGAACCTGCTGGAAGAGCTGAACCTAATGTAAGAGATGATAAATATGTAGTTGCATCAACAACGTTAGTACCATTATTAAATACAACCATTGTTTTACCAGATGGTACCGCAATACCTGTACCAGTAGAATTTTTAACTGTAACTGCATCAGCTAAACCATTATTAACAATATATTGTTTTTCAATAGCTGGAACAATTAGATTTCGTGCTCCACCTGAAGTACCTGTTAAGTTTAATCGTAGGTTACGGGCTGTTTGAGAAGCATTTGTATCAGTTAGTGTTAAAGTAACATCGGCACTTGAAAAAGCAACATCAGCAGAACCTGTAATAGCTTCTTCAATCGCTGTACCTAAGTTTGTATTAGTAGTTACGCCCCAGGTACCTGACTGTTCGCCGGTAGCTATGAGCTCTATTTTAAGTGGTGACCATGTACTTGCCATAATAAATTCCTTTTCAGTTTGCTATATTTTACTACATTTTTTAAATTTTTATGCTGCTATTTGCACCCAACTAGGTGTTTGTGTCGTATCTATTACAATCCAGTCAGGGTTACTTAATGTAGCTGTACCACCAACTAATCTTAATGTTCCATTATCAGGAGTAATTACAGTGCTTCTATAAGTAGAAGGTGCATATCCAGTTATATTTGCCGCACCTGTAGGTAAAACAATTACCTTACCACTTACTACAACACTTGGTGATGACCCTGTAACAACTGCTGCTCCTGTAGGTACTTTTATTGTACCTGATACTACATCTGAAACTTGTCCAGTAATATTTACAGTACCTGTAACAGTAACTATACCCGTGCCTAAGAACGGTGCTATACCTATAATCTGAGCTGTACCCGTATTAGGAACTCTAAATTCACCTAATACTACTTGAGACGCTACGCCTGTTATTGTTGCAGTACCTGTATTAGGAACGCTTATTGAAGTTCTTACTATTTCAACTACGTTACCTGTAAATACAGCTGATCCAGTAACAGTAACTATACCCTTATCTAAGAACGGTGTTTGTCCTGTAGCTGTTACCGCGCCTGTATCTGGAGTAATAACTTTACTACCTACAACAATACTTGGTGCAGAACTTGATATTACTTCTGACCCTGTAGGAACAACTACCCCACTATATACACGAGTCGGTGCATATCCTACTAAATTTAATGTGCCTGTAGTAAGGTTAATATAGGTATCATCTGTACCCCAAGCACCATAACCCCAAGGACCGAAGCCCCAACCGCCTAGTAATCCAAATTGTGTAGTAGGTGCATATCCTGTTGCAGTTATAGAACCTTGACCGGTTACAATTACTCTGCCCGCTACAATAACAGTTGGATCAGAACCAATTACACCTATACCACCTGTAGCAGTAACTATGTTTCCATAAACAGAACTTGGTGCATACCCAGTAGCAGTTATAGTTCCTGAGTCTGGAGCAACACTCTTAGAAACTTCAGGTGCATTACCAGTAATAGTTAAAACAGCAGGGTTAGACTGGAATAAATTGGATCTAACTGTAGTCCCTGCATATCCTGTTATAGATACTGAGCCAGTAGCAAGATACACATACTGGTCATTAGTACCCCATTGCCCTGCACCCCAAGGACCAAAGCCCCAACCGCCTAATAATCCAAACTGTGTTGAAGGCGCATAACCAGCTGTACTGATTGATCCAGTTACTGTAGTTATTACTTTACCTCCAACCACAACAGTTGGATCAGATCCTGTTAAAACTGTGCCTCCTGTAGGTACTAGTATACTTTCATATACAGCAGGCGGTGCATACCCAACAATTCCTACATTATAAACACTTGGAGTAATTATAGATCCAAGAACTACTGTTGGTCCTGGACCTATACTCCACGATCCTACGCTAAATGTGCCTACGCCCCAGCCAGTATAACCTGTAGCCGATAACCCGGCCCCACTGGGCGTTATTGACACATCAGCCACAATAAACCCCTTATGCTAAGGTGAAAATACCAGTAGCAGCAGGTAAGATAGTCAATGTATTAGGTGATGTTACAGTAAATTGACTAGATGATAATTGGCAGAAGCATAGTAACTTACCAGCAGTAGCGCCAGTTGAATTACGAATGATCGCGTATTTAATATTAGTCAATGAAGCACCAGAAGCTGTAAATGCTAAGCCTACTGAAGACATTGTGAATTTCATTTGTTTCGCTGAAGTTCCAACTACCCATTGAGCTGTTGCTGGTACTAAATTTTTACCACCTGTTGTATAACCACCTGTAGCGGCGATTTCATTAGTTACTGACGCATATGTACTTAGCGTAAAAGTAGAAGCATTACTTGCACTTGTTGCTAATAACATTTTGAATACGCCGGCACCTAATGTAATGGTTCCGTTACCTATATATTTTTTGGCACTATTATATAATTGCCATGCTGATGCAGCCATGTTAAATCTCCTTTATATCGGCGTATGATGCGCCTGTTTCTAAAATATGACGGAGTAATCCGCCGTAAATGTTTAATTCAATTTCATCCCCTAGCATGCGAATCAAATCAATAAATTCTTGTGCTTGAGAAATCATCCACGGGTTGCAGCTGAATATTTTCCCGCCCACGTTTACGGGAATGACCGGCTGTCCATCATTTTCTTTCTGTTCATATGCATGGTGAACTTCATTTTCACTTAGACAAGAATCGCATCCGAATAAGTGGAATCGTTTAAACCCTAACATTCTAAATAATGGAATTGTTCTTAAAAGGACTGTAGATCCTCCTGGAACCGGATACCATGTTTTATAATGTTTAGCTAATATGTCATTAAGCAGTTCAGCGCTTGTATGCCATATATAAGTTCTATCTTTTGGAAGCCCATCAAATGTAGAAGGATCACATTGAGAAGCAATAAAATACTTACAATTATCCACTACAGGTTGAGTAAATCGTGCATTAAACGGCCTAGCATCTACCATAACCATAGCAGATGGGGTTAATCCGTTGTCCAGACACCATTTATAAGCCCCATTAATTGTGATTAGTTTAACACCATCCGCCCTCTTTTGTCTAATGGTTTCTAGGTGTTCATTCAATGAGGGGCCGCCTCCAACAATCATAACTTCTTGGTCATTTGTAGGGTGAGGTTGAATCTGCATAAAACCTCTTTGGATGTTGTGTTCTACATTAGCTTTAATAGCTTCATCGTCAGTATTAATTACACCTGCATTAACTACATCCTCGCCTCTCATCCATGAACTTACATAGAATAGGCAATACCCTTTTTCTTCTTTAGACCAATGAATAATACAATCTCTATCAATAAACTTCTTTAACCACCAATCATATGGACGTACAGTTAAATGTAGTTTATGTCCTACTAACTGCCCCATTACATCATCTTCAGTAGCAATCTGAAAGAATACATGCTGACAAGCAGCTAAACAATTATCTAAAACCTGATCTACATGATGAGGTCTAATATGTTCTAATACATCAGTACAAAAACCATAAGCTGCTTTAACAGGTAAAGGATGAGATAAGTCTGCCTCTACAAATCGTAACGCATGCTTTTGTGTTTCTAACATAGGTCGAATATCTTCGTCTAAACAATTATCTGCGAAGTCAACCAGCGTGACATTTAAGCCACCAAAAAAAGCTAAATTAAGACCACCTCGTCCAGTTCCACATCCTAAATCTAATACTGATGCACCTTTTGGTGGTTTAGCTTGGTTTAAAAATTCGTGTGCAATGTGTTCGCCAGGAGCTACTTGCCTATACTCTGGTCTATCCCACATCATCTTATATAAATCTTTTTCTAACGGTCTTACATTACTTACTTGAACTTGCGGTGCTTCCGAAAATACAGAAGATACTGTTGTCATTTATGTTATCCTTATAATTGCAGCGCTAGATGTAGACGCCGGGAATGTTACTGTAAACGTTTGATTGGCAGCTGTTTTAGTTCCACCAAAGTTTAATACTGCTACTGCTTTGTTACCTTGAGTGCTATTATATATTAAAGCACCTGCCGCTGAAAATGATGCACTAGGCCAACTTGAATTTTCAAAATTTAACCATGCAACAGTTTCAGTATTCGTTGATGTTGGGGCTTGAGAAATAACTAATGTATTACCCCCTGCTGTATAACCTGTACCTGTAACTTCTTCAGTTGTTGTATATACTGTTGTAGTAGAATCTAATGAAGCTAAGGTTGAATAAAGTGCAATCTTAAATGTATCCGCTGCAGTGGTTGCACGTATAACGCCTGTACCAAAGTTATGGATGCCATCTAAGATTTCAACTTTAAAACTTGTTGTTAGTGTTTGTGAAAGAGCCAATCTAGTTTCCTTTATTGAACTGGGTATCTAACTTGACCTGATCTGTATGCATCTTGTCTATCTTTACCATCACCAAGTTGTTTGAGTAATAACATGGCTTCATCGTATCTAGCTTTGTAATTATCAAGTACATCTTTTTCACCCTTCATGTATGTATATGCTTCTAATAAAGAGCCATAAAGAAGTACTGAACTAAAGTTATTACCTAGCCAAGAAGAGCCTGCAGTTACAATAGATTCAGGATAATAAAAATAATGAAGTTCTACTTGATAGTTAGCATCAGGCGTAGGACCTACGATAAACGATGATGAATTAAATACTGCATAATACTGAGGCTGACCATAAAAATCTGAATCAGTATCAGGGAATGATTGCCTAATAAAATTAACATCTTTGTTTAATAGGTATGTAAACTCATTAGCACTATTTATAACAGCCATACTAAATGTAGCTAACCAATCTGTAGGCATAGCTAAATATTTATTACCGATACTTAATGACCCTGTTACGTTTTTACGTATTGCAGGGAGTTGAACTGTATTATAAATACGTTGTTCTGCTTGTTGGATAAAATTATTAATATCCGTTGTAGTAAACGTATTTTCTGTATAGTCCTGTATTTGGGTAACTAATTGAGTATAGGTTAATGCCATGATTAAGCCATTGGGCCCCTAGCTTTAGTACCTTTAGTAGCTGCACCACAACCACGAATTTCAATACCATCAGTTTTAACAGCTTTAGTAGGATCACCAGCGCTTACACGTTGTCTACCTGTTTGCTTACTTAATTGTTGAGCCTTTAATGTATTTGGATCTTCACTGAAGTAAATGTCCGCATTTGGCACGATTACTGGTTGTTTATATTCTGCCATGATTATTATCCTTTTTTCTGTGCTGCAACTTTAGCTAGGTTACGACCCATAGTTTTCATGTCAGCATTAGTCTTACCACCTTTGCTACCTGATGCTTTTGGACCGTTTTGAATGCCTACTTTAGCGCCGTCATCACCTAAATTGCGACCTTTAGTTTTACCTTTTTTAGTAATACCGTCTGCTGCTGATTTAAATGCCATATATTTCTCCTTAAGTTATTGTTACTGTTACTGTACCTAACACCGCTTGTGGTGCTAAATCATTTGGCGTTAATGAAGCATCAAAATAAGATGACCCACCTACAGGTTGCCAACCCCATTGAATTACTCTACTACCGCCTTGTGGAACTCCTGTTTCAGTTGTCAATGGTCCAGTTTGAACTATAGTTTGTAATCCATTTAATCCTGATTGATAATAACTAGGACTATCAGGTCTAGGATTTCTTACTGCCTGCGGATCATTAACTGGATATAGGCCTAAGCTTAACTGTGGTTGATCCGGTTCCCAACATTCAGGACATACTAGTATATTAACATTTTTGGTCTTAATAACCAATCGTTTAAGTTGCTTTAGTGGATATCTAAAATTACATCTATCACACTGGGCAATAGCATGTTTACCACTTGAATATTTACTAGGCATTTAGTTATCCGTGATAAAACATTTCACGAGGTACAAACCTTACAGCTGCTTTTTCACGATCCTCATCTGCTGCTAATTGGAACGCAGCTTCGTAGTCTGCCCTTAACATTTGAATTCTATCAGGTGATATATTAGGTAATTTTAAACTTAAATAAGCAGCTAACCCTGCAACCATGCAAGGAATAAATCTAAATGGAATATCTTCTACTGATAGTCCTGTACCAGCATCTTGAATGCGTCTTAATCTATAATACACAAATTGGTAAAAGTTGCTTTGGTCTGGTGCTGGCCATACATTTACTGTAGGTAAGTTCTGAACATATACTCTAGATCCAGTTGTATGTGCTGCAGCAGTTGTATTATTAACGCCTCGTATACAGCCTGTTAAATCGTTACCACTAATACCACCATACTGAATAGTTTCATTATCCACTCTGATAAAACCAAATTGTGCTAAGCCTACAGTAGACGATAAAGTAATTGTAGTATCAATAGCAGTTAAAGTTTCAGCAGTTAAAATATCAGTAGGGTTTTCTTGACCACTTTGTCTATTAATCCATACTTGGATAGGACGACCTGTTGCATTTTTATTAGGTATTGTAATGTAGGTAGATTCTGAAATTCGGTTTATATTAATATCTTGTTGATTTGTACCTGTGCCAGTACGTGTTACCATATCAAGCAAGTCAATAGTATCAGTAGGTAATGGGTACATAATCTGACCTTGATTTAAACTAATTTGGCCAGGTTCAATAGTCCACATATTAATGCCTCGATTAGCCCATTCAATAGTCAATAGATTTAAAGAACGTCTTGCAGTGCGTAAATCGTAGCCAGTACGTAGCTCTTGTCCGCATCGTTCAAATGCATCTTCAACAAGATTATTTAAATCTAGATTAAAACTTGTCGTGCCTGTGGTTCTATCTACCATTATTAATCCACCTTATACCATATTGGTAATGTATATCTATCATTGTTTTGCACGGTTTCTACACTGTGCATATATTTACGTCCATCAAATACTACTAATCTTCCTGTTATGGGTCTTACTTTAGTCCCATCTTTCATCTGTAAACATCCACCACTAAAATCATTATTTAAATAAAGTATACTAGATAACTCATATACTATACCGTTAGTTGTAATATCTATATGGTAATCTTGTGAACTATTTTCAGGCCATCTAACTACCGCAATAGTTATGGGGTCTAACTTATTTCCTATAAACTCATTAATTGTAGATGTTATTTTTTTAACTGCATTATCTACAATATCTTTATTTTTTTGTATATCTTGCATATGAAGTGGGTACGTTTCTGGTGTACCGTGTATAAGTGTATATTCTTTATTATCTTTATATACTTTAATTAATTCACTACACTCTTCACTAGTTAATACATCATCTAGTATTAATATCATTTTTTCTTTTTAGGAAACCCTGCTTTCATATTTGCATATGCTTTTGCATCTATCGTTGACTCTGATTTAGGTCTTGATATACCTTTTTTCTTACGTGCATTTATGTTTGCATAAAGTCCTACAGCTCCGCCTTTTTTACCTCGTACTGCTAACACTGATTCAGGTACTTTTTTATCTTCAACCGCTCCACCTTCTTTAAACTGAGTAAAGTCTGTGTTGTCACGACGTTTTTTAACTACACCTTTAGGCATAGTGTTTTGAGTAGCACTAGGAATCTTAGTTTTCTTTATAGCGCCCATACCACGTGAAGGTCTCATTAGATTATACGTCCTCTTGTTTTACCCTTAGTAGCAATACCATCTGCACGTTTAGAAGCAGTCATACCACCTTTAGACATACATTTAACTTTACCACCTGCTTTTTTAGCTACTGGATTTAATTTATATGGTTTGTCTTTTTCAACTTTACCAGCTTTAATTTCAATACCTTTAGCTACATTAGCATCAGATTCTGACATTTTATCTACCATAGGTTTCATAATAGAAGGCATTGCTTTAGAAACATCTTTGGTACCTAGTTTTTCTTTAATTAAATCTTTTGCAGTTTGTACAGGGTCCCAAGGTTCTTTATCAGCTGCAATAGCTGAATCATATTTTTCTTGAGGAGTCATGTCTTTATATTGTTTAGCCACGATTATTTACCTTTTTTATACATGCCGCCACCACACATGGAGATCATAGTACCTTTAGTTTTACCTTTAGTAGCAATGCCATCTGCACGAGCTGAGGCTGTACCGCCTTTAGATAATTTTAATGTTGTTTGTTTTCCACCATGTAATTGGTCGCCATGTTGTTTCATAGCTTTTTTAATCATAGACTTGTCCTGAGCCACGTCCATTTTTGTATCTTCTTTCATATCTGATTTAGCCATACCGCCTCCTTTAAATTTTTTACCTTTATC